AATTGAAACAGATTAAGGGGTTTATTGGCCCGATTGATGGTTTTTTAAAATGTGGTCAAATCAATACTGGGCAAAAACATATTGGGCAGGGGTTTATTGGACACCTGCTCTTAAAATACAAAGTGTTCCCGTTTCTGGTAGCGGTACATCTGTCATTAAAAAAAGAACAACAGGATGGGTTCGAGAAAGAGAACTTTTAAGTTTAAGTTTAAAACAAATACACGATCAAGAATTACAAAAAATTGGGCAAAACCTTATACGGTCTGAACAACCTCAAGTTAAAAAGGTTGTTAAAAAACTGATTGATTATGCTGGTGATGTGGAAAAATCCAAATCATTAGACTTAGAAATCAAAAGACTAGAAAGGTTTTTACAAGAAAAGAAAATTCTTGAAGGCTTAGAAAAAGAAAAGCAAAAAGAATTGCGGGATGCTCTTTCCACGCTTAAAGACATCTTAAAAGAAGATATGGAAATTTTAGAAATGTATTTAGATATTGAAAAAAATGAGACAATAGAATTATTATGTGTTATTGGTGTAATCATCTAACAAAGCAACCGTCAGCTTTAAGACGAGAAAAGGAAAACTATGCCTATTATTGAAAACGAACAAGACCAACAAAACCTAGAAAAAGAAGAAAATCCTGTTTTAGAAGAAGATGTTTCTGAAGAAGAAACTCAGGAAAACGATAAAACAGATGAAACGGATTCTGAAGAAGAAAGTCCTGTTATTTCCGATGAGGATGATAGTGAAATTGTATTGTCTCTTGGCGATGAGGCAGAAGAAGAAGAGCCAACGCCTTCAACGCAACTTTTGCGTGATTTAAGAAAAGCAAACCGCGAAAAAAACAGAAGAATTAAAGAGTTAGAATCTCAAATTAACCGTCCTGTACAAAAAACGGTTTTGGGTCCAAAGCCTACTTTAGAAAGTGCGGATTATGATGCGGAAGAATTTGAGAAGAAATTAGAAGAATGGTACACCAAAAAGTCTGTTGTTGATGCGGAAGAAGCAAAGCAACGTCAAGAAGAAGAAGATCAAAAGCGGCAATGGGAAAACAAATTGTCCGATTATGAAAAATCCAAAACATCCCTTCGTGTTCGGGATTATGAGGAAGCAGAAGCGACGGTTCAGGAACTTTTTAATGTTACTCAGCAAGGCATGATTCTTGAGGGTGCATTAAATCCGGCTGCTTTGGTTTATGTTTTGGGAAAAAATCCTGAAAAAGCAGCAAAATTTGCTAAAATTAACAATCCTGTGGCTTTTGCTTTTGAAATGGGAAGATTAGAAAAGGACATTAAAATGACTAAAAAAACAACACCTTCACAAACTATTCCTGCGCCAGAACGGATGGTTCAAAGCACAGGAAAGACAAGTTCAAATGGGACTTTGGAACGTCTGAGAAAGGAAGCAGAAATTTCTGGTGATTACACTAAAGTCGTCAGTTATAAAAAACAATTGGCTAATAAAAAATAAATCTTGCAAAACAAATAAAAATTGATTATTGAGAAAAAAGGTTCGCTGTCCTTAAAGCTGTTTATAGTGTCCGCCCGCTTCAGTGGTGAGTAAAAAATCGTTAGTTTTTTTATTCACAAACAATCAATGGAGTTTTTACGATGCCTAATTCTTTAGTTAAAGAAGAGCGGGTTGCTTTTGAAGAGATTTTGGATGGTTTTGAAGATCAGTTAATTTTATCGAGAACCGTTGACAAATATACGACAAACCCTACTGAGATGGAACGTGGCGGTGACATATTTTGGCGTCCTCAGCCTTATATCATGCGTTCTTTTGACGGTCCGGATCAATCAAACAATTTTAAAGATTCGACACAGCTTGCTGTTCCTGCAAGCGTTGACATTTTTAAGTCTGTGCCTTGGACTATGACTGAGCGTGAATTGCGTGATGCTTTGCAAGAAAAGCGTTTGGGAGAATCAGCGAAACAGCGTTTGGCAACAGATATTAACTTGGCGATTCTTGGGTCTGCAAGCAATTTAGGTTCTATTTTTGTTAAGCGTACGGCTGCGGCATCGGGTTATGATGATGTGGCAGCAATTGATGCGACGATGAATGAACAGGGTATTCCTTATGGGGATCGGAATTTAGCCCTTTCAAGTCGTGATTACAATGGTATGGCTGGTAACTTAGCGGTTGCTTCTCGTTCTTTTGGGAATGATGTCAGTGATAGTGCTTTGCGTCGCGCTTATCTTGGTAACATTGCTTCTTTTGAGACATATAAATTGGACTATGCTTTGCGGAAGACGGCTGCGGCTGGTGGTGCTGGTATTACTGTCAACACTTTAGCGGCTGGTGGTAACGTTTATGTTCCTTTAGCGCGTTCTGTTTCGGTTACAGGTCAAAGCAGTAACGTAGATAACCGTTTTCAAACAATCACGGTGAGCAGTACAACCAACGTTGCTGTGGGTGATGCGTTTACGATTGCGAATGTTAATGCTGTTCATCACATTACCAAGGGTGACACGGGGAACTTAAAAACTTTTCGTGTTGCTCGTGTTGATTCTGCGACAACCATGACGATTACGCCTCCTTTGATTACGGGTCAAGGTGGATCGGATGCGGAGTTGCAGTATCAAAATGTAACGGTAACGGCGGCATCGGCAACGGCAGCCATTGTGTTTTTAAACACGGCAACAGCAACGATGAATCCTTTTTGGGTTAAGAATGCTTTGGAGATTCTTCCTGGTCGCGTTTCTGTTCCCACGGATGCTGGTGCGCTTGTCATGCGGGGAACGACAAGCAGTGGGTTTGAGGTGGTTATGTCAAAACAATTTGATATTAACACCATGAAAACCAAATATCGTTTAGACACAAACTTTGGTGTTGCAAACAAGCAACCTCAAATGTCTGGTATTATTATGTTTTCTCAAACTTAATCTGAAAAGGTGCTTATCTTATGTCTTTTGTTTTATCTCCCAATGGCGGATTGATTTCTATTGTTGTTCCGGCATCAAATTCAATTGCTGTCTATACGCAGGGTCAGGCGACGGTTTTTCGTTTATCTAGTGCAACAAACTTTTCCAGTGAGGCTGTTCTTTTGGGTACAGTGATCAATGGTCAGACTGTTTTTGGTCCTTTTACGGTTGCCACAACGATCGGCCTTGATAACAAAACATTCAATCCTGTTTATTACGAAGTTGGTACGGCCCCAACAGTACAGCAAGGGCGTTTGGCTACATTTCAACAGGTTGCTCCTGGTACATTGAACGCCACGGGTACATTGACGGGTGAATTGTGTTTGACGGGTATTGTCACGTCTACAACGGCGGCGGCGGTAACGGCTACACTTGACACGGGTGCGGCTTTGGATGTTAAAAGCACTTGGAACGTCAATGATGCCTTTATGTGGTCGGTCATTAACACAGGTGCAACAAACGCCTTTACGGTTGCGGCTGCGGCCAGTGGTCACACGCTTGTGGGCGGTGGTGCGGTTTCGGCAAGTAGCTCTGGTTTGTTTATGACACGTAAAACGGCTTCTGCCACGTTTGTGACATATCGGATCGGAAGTTAATCATAAAATGGGCGGGTTGCTTTTGTGGCCCGCCTTTTATCAAAGAGGGTTTTATGCCGTTAAAAAAAGGTTATAGTCGCAAGACTGTATCGGCCAATATCAAAAAAGAAATGGATTCAGGCAAGCCTCAGAAACAAGCCGTTGCTATTGCCTTAAGTGTTGCAAAAGAGGCCAAAAAAAGAGGCCGTTCCGCCAAAGGAGTAAAAAAAAAATGAGTGATTTTTCTGATATTGTTTACAAATGCCCTGGTCAATACTTTGGATCTGAAGGAACTACCTTTGATTCTAAAGGTGTAACGGATGAAGATACGTTTGAGGATTTGTTAGAAAGTGGTTGGTATAAAACCATGCCAGAGGCCATTGAGGCGTTTAAGCAATCCAAATAAGGTTATGGTTTATGGCTTATACCTGCCGTCAGCTTGTGGAAGCCGCCTTTGAGGAAATTGGTTTAGCGTCCTTTTCTGTAGATTTGCAGCCAGATCAGTTACAATCTGCTTTGCGGAAATTGGATATGATGATGGCGGAATGGAATGGTAAAGGTATTCGTTTGGGGTATCCTATACCATTTACAGCCCTAGGAAATGATTTGGAGGCATCTTCAAACATTCCTGATAGTGCAAACAATGCTGTTGTCACAAATTTAGCTGTTCGTCTTGCGCCGTCCTACGGAAAAACGGTTTCTATGGAAACAAAAGTAGCGGCAAGAATGGGGTATGATGTTTTGTCGGCCCGTGCGT